TTTGTTCTGTAATAATGAAGACAGGAAGTATTCCTTTCTTTTGTGCATCAACCGCAGTTTTAACAAGCGCAGTGGTCTTACCCGTATCTGAATGACCCAAGAACATATTAATATGTCCCATAGCAGGTCCCGGTAATCCAACAGCATCTAAAAATGGTGCACCAAGATCAAAAAATCTTTGTGGTTTATATTTTGCGGATGTAGAAAATTTCTTTTTTAATGACCCAAAGTCGTTTTTTTTAATTGCCATATAATTTTTTGTTTTTTTAAAAAAAGTTAAAAAAAGGTAGTGACTTTGTCAATCACTACCCATCTTTTATAGTATGTTATTAGAATGGTAAATCTTCACTCGGTTCGTCGTTTGCCTGTGGGTCGACAACTTTTGTTTCTGTTTTTTGATTACCCCCCAATTGAATTTCAGCCTCTTCTCCGTAAACATATTTTTTAAGTTCAGAATTCCAAATTGGTGTTTCTCCAACGGCTACCGCTTCCAAATATTCAACAGGTTTTTTAGAGTAGACATCATTCCAAGTTAGTTCGTCTTCTAACCATCCTTCCATTATTCCTTTATCTGAATGGAGTGGGGCTGGGTCATCATACATAATTGTTTGAACTACCGTATATTCTTTTCCTTGTGGTGTTTTTGCTTTGATTAATTCGATAATTAAATCCCTTCCATTTTGAGGGTCAGTAACATTTCCTTTTGCTTTCCAAATAGGTAGAATCTTATCTAATACTCCTTCTTGTTTGTAGTTGTGTTTAAATCTCCAAAATTTAACACCATCTTGTTCGTTATCTCTGTCAATTACTTTTACAATATAAAATAAACGTGAACGATATTGTGAAGCCAAATCTTTATCTTCTTTTTTTCCCGTAGACATAAGTTCGTTATAAACTTCAGTAAGTGGTGACCGTTCGTTTTCGTTTTTACTTGGGTCATATAATTTTACCCATTGTCCGTTAACTTGAATCTCGTGATACCAAACTTCCACAAATGGTGAAGAACCATCCTTTGTAGGAAGAATTCGAATTCTTTTTTGTGCTGATTTTTCATTTTTTTGAAGAATTGCAGAAAAATATCTTTTTAATCTGTCTTCTTGTGAAATGTTTTGTCTCTGAGGACTTGCAGGTTGTGAATTTTTTTCGTACTGAGCCAGTACAGCATCTAATGAATTTGACATAATTTAGTTTTTAAAATTTTATTACTCTTTTATCTTAAACTAAAGATAGGTTCAAAAACCCAAATGTCAAATTTCATATACAATAAAAAAAGGTGTCTTTCAACACCTTTTTTTATTTTTTAATCCTCTTCTTCAATGTCATAGGAATTGAATGTTTTTTTTACTTCGTTTGGTGAAAAATTTTCAACCTCGTCGGATGTTAAAACATATTCATTTTTTCCAGTACTTTCCATTTCTTGTTTTTTGTCATCAAAAAAATCAGTTAGTTTTTGGTTATATGGGTAAGAATCAAGAGATCTCAACATCAATTTTTCTTCAGGAGTTTTATCTCTATATTTATCGAACTTAGTTTCTAATGAATCAATTTTTTTCATTATTTGATCCATATGTTGTAGTTTATTTTCTAAATCATCTAATTTTGCAAAAATATTATCCATAAACTCGTCTTGTTTATCTTTAATATCTTTTTGTGTAGTAACTAAATCAGTTATATCTATTTCTTCAGTTTCATCATCCCCACCTTCTGGAGCCTCTTTACCTACTTCTTCAACATCGGGATCATTTTCAACATCTATAGGTTCTGGAACTTCTTCCGCCCCACCAGTGTCTCCACCTTCAGTGGGTGGTGCACCTCCTCCTGCCGCTGCCGTTGCGTCTGCTGGTGGACCTGCGGCCGCGTCTGTTGGTGGTGCCGCCTCATCTGCCGGAGGAGTAGCGGCGTCTTGTTCATTTAACGTATATCTGTTAATTTCATTAAATCTTTTTAATTCTTCTAATATTTTAATGTCAATTTTCATTTTTTTTATTTAATTAACCGTTTAAAAGTGTTTTAACTCCTGTTGGGGTTTCTACTTTAAGTGTTCTATTTGTTTTAACCGTGTTATCGAATCTTTCGATTAACCCGTCTTTCATCCTTATGGTGTAACAGTCTCCAGTATCCAAGTCACACACTTGTTTATACCCGTTTTCTACTTGTTTTTCAGTAATTCGAGTATCTTTCTTTAAATAATCATCTAATAATACTTTCACGTTCATAGTTTTTTTTATATAAATATATCGTTGTTTATAAAATTATGAAAACAATGTAAAACCAATTCTAGCAGCACCGATATATCCCTCATAAGTTGCATCCAATATTCTATCATTATCGATATTAACCAATGTAAAATCTCTAACTTCAAGTGCCGTTTTAGGTGGGATTGGTGGGCTAGCATTTGGATCTCCATATATATAACCAGTGTCTTTAGACGCAATAACTAATTGTGCTATTGCCTTTTCATATTGTTCTTGTTCTGTGTTTGCGGCATTTAAATTTTTTAACTCAGTAAGATATGGTAACATGACGTAATATTCGTCGTATGTAAACTTTATAGGTTCATCCATTGATTTAAATGAAAATAACGGCACATTTGTATCTTTAACACTAGTACAAACCATTTCACCACTAAAGATAGGGTTATTCGGTAATATATTTATTGGAGTTATTTCAAATGGGTTATTATTAATTGGTTGCATTATGTTAGTTTCAAATCCATTTGAAAGTCTAGTTACAGCAATGGTAAATACAGTAATAGCCACATATTTGTTGTAATTAGGTAACGCCAATACTTTATTAGCAAATTCAGAATATGTAATTGGGGTTCTTTGTAAATCAACAAATGGTAATGTCTGATATTTTGGGTCAACGAGTAATTCACATTCCGATTCCGGAGATATCGTAGGCCCAACATTCGGATCTTCATCTAATGTTGTATTAACTTCTTCAATTATAGTATTTGGGTTTTTTGTTTCTAAAATGTCTTGCTGATATTTTTCTAAATAATTAGTCTTAATATAAGTCGCAATTACGTCAGGTTTAGGTAGTGCGTATTTTGGCATTCTAGTTCCTTCAAATGACGTTTCAAATTTATCACTTGATATATTATGAGTAACTTTACCAATCAAATAAGGACCATAAAACATTGGAACGTGTCTTAAATTGAAATACATCATTGGTTGTATCATACAATTACCCATAGAACTTACCGTACAGGTATACGATTGTGATTGATAAAGTGAGTACATTGATGTCGTTTGTTGTGCTATTTTGTCTCCATTCACACCGTTAGCTAATTGGTCTCTAACTAAAAAGGTACCCGCAGTAACTTTTTTATCATCCATCCCAACTTGTATTCCTTTAAACATATTTTGATTCCTTATACCAAAATCAACATTAAAACCGACCACTTTATTTGATAAGGAATAGTTATAAGTGCTGGTTGGTGATACTCTTATTGGGTTAGTTGTTGGGTTTCTAAAATCGTAACTATCGTCTCCGTAAAAAACAAAAGCATTATCTTTTTGTTGTGGGTGTTCTGATGTTTTACCAACATAAACAATTAAAAATTTAGGTCTAGAATCTAAATAATTTACTTCAGTGTAAGTACCAAATAGTGAGTTTGGGACATCTATATTTTTTGGTTCACTATCTTTTACCGGTGAATTGTTACCGTAAAAATTAATATAGGATGGTAACGCAAAGAACAAAGTGTCACCAGCAGCTTTCATTATAAACCCTACCACATCTAAAATTGATATATTACTATCACCTTTTAAAATTTCAGAAATCGCAACAACATCTATTTGAAAATCATTTCCAATATCTGTATTGGATGGGTCTTGAAATAAAAAATCTTCGAATAATGTTCTCGTTGTTAAGTCGCTTCCCGCAATCCATTTGTCGTTAAATGCCTGAAAAGTATTATATGTACTTAATTTTGTAATTATCCCTTCAATTTTAGACCTTGTTTGTTCTACTATTGTTTTTGTTAAAGGTAAATTAGTATTTAAGTAGCTACTAACTTCAATTACCATTTCCGACATTAATTGATTTTGTCCTTTTAAAAATTCGTTGTACCCTTGGTAAAACTCATTTTTTCCAAACGACTTTCCTTCACTTAATGCTTTATGTTTTTGAGTTGCATAAATCTTTATTATTGGGGATAA